GTTCAGTGTCTTGGCCTCAACCCCACTGGCTACGGTGCCTGCGGTGGCCGCCCCGTCCTTCGTGTACGTGACGCCGGAGCCGAGCGGGAGGAGCGGCTCGATATGCCTGGTCGCGCCGCGCGCCATTTACGCGAACTTCTTCAGGTTCCAGGGGAACACACGGCCGGTGCCGGCGGTCTGCTGCAGTGTCGCCCGCACGGCCCCAGAGTCGGTGAGCGCCGTCGAGATCGGGATGCTGATCTTGATCATGTCGTCCGTTGGCTGGACGCCGGTGAACGTTGCGCAGTAGACGACCCGGCGGGTTCCTGACGTGAGCACCATCTCGTAGATGCGCAAGGTGACGCTGTCGCCGGCCGCCATGTTGATCGGGTCAACAGATAACTGGTAGGTGCCTGCGGCTGATGTGTCAGCGAGCGTGTGCTCGGTGTTGATGACGGCGGTCTGGGATCCGTGAACATCAGTGACTGCCAAGACCGCTCCTCAGTAGGTGGTGATTTGGGCGATGCCGAAAATGGGCAGGTAGGCGTTCGCGACTGTCGCCCAGGTGGGAAGGTTCGCGAGTGGAACCTGTGATGCGGCTTGGATTACGCCCATTCGTTGCAGCCCGAGAACCGCCGGATTGCGACGAATGACCTGTATCGACGTGCTCGAGGCCGCCATCGCCATGTAGTACCTGCCTGGTGAAAGCATCACCGGCGTCCCCAACGACAGGATTTGCAGCTGGTTGGTGCCGGCGGCGGCGGTTGAGCCTTTCGACGAGATCAGGCTTCCATCTGGGCCATAGACGCCGATGTCAATGTTGCCGACGACAGCCGAGCCGTTATTTGAGAAGAACGAAGAGAGGAGGAACGGTCCTGGTAGCCAGAAGGGAACGTAGATGCCGAGGTTCGCGGAGGGCCACACGGCCGACGCGCCGCCGCCATTGCCGCCGGCGTAAAGGCTGACCTCTCGGGCGCCCGAATATGGGCACATACTCGACATCACGAGCGGGGAGACGCCTGTTGACGGGAAGTCAGCCACTAGATCACCGCCTGGGATGCGATGCCGATGGACGGCAGATAGTTCGACGCTATTGCCGCGAACGTGACGGTGGCTGGGAGCGGAAACGATGTCGCCGCCTGTAGGACTCCCATCTGGCGGCTCTGGGTCACGCCGGGTACGTAGTGGTTGATGATGCCGGTCGCGTTATCCAGCGCGACGGCCATGTAGTAGCAGCCTGGCTGCAGCCATGTGTCTGCGATGTCGAATGGCTGCAAAGCCGACGTTCCAGACTGTGCTGTGCTGCCTTTTGAGACGAGACGGTTTCCTTGCGTGTCGTAAATTCCGACGTCAACGTTGCCGCTCACGGTGCCGCCGTTCGCCACGAACATTTGGGCGGCAAGGAATGGCGCCGAGAGTTGGAACGGCACGAAGATGGCCAAGTTTGCGGACGGATATGCGCCCGTAATCGTCTCGACGTTCCCGACTATTCCCACAAGCTCAGGGCCGAGACACGAAACCGTGGAGATGATCGCCGGTTGCGCCGGGAAGGTTGCGGCCGGAAAGTCAGTCATCAGCCGCCAAGGTCGGTGACGACCTTCTTCGCGTCGGCAGCCGGTGATACCGGCCCGGGTGGGAACGCGGCGATCTCCTCCGCCGTGAAAACAACCGTGCCCGTCTCGGTCTCGGTGATCGTCGCCACTAGTGCAACCAGGCCACGGTCGCCGTCACCTTGAGGATGTCGTTGGTCGCCAGGACCACGGCTGTGGTGTCCGAGAAGTTGGCCTGGCAGATGCATTTCGTGTTCGCGCCCTCGGTGATGAAGAACCCGTTGATCGTGGCGCCGGACGCGCCGACGGTCGGGAACGTCACCTGCGGATAGATCGACTGTCGGCCCAGCGTGGACGAGTACTCCGACTGGGCGCCCCACGTGGCTGTCGCCATCGACTGCCGGGCATACGACGTGTAGGTGGTTTCGGTGATGTTCGCGAACGCCTGCGTGTGCGTGATCACCGTCGACGCTGTCTGTGACGTGAACAGGCACAGGTTCGACGTGGTTTCCCTCGTGGTGTTGTGGGGCCATTGCCCCATCACAACGTCGATTCCTTCGTCGGGGAAGATGGCCGCCATTTAGACCGCCTCGCCTTTCGTGCCACAGTTGGGGCAGATGCCCTCGCCGTAGTCGACGCCTTCATTGAGGTCGTCGGCCGGGACGCCCTTGAACTGGCTGACGAAGTCGGCGGTGGCGCCACTGGTGAAGTGTCCTGGATGCCCGACCGTGCCCAGTGAGCACGCCGGGTTGTCGCACTGGTAACGGGTCGGGTCTTTCGCCATCAGAGGGCGCCTTTCGGGTCGGGGATGTGGCCGCCTAACGGATGCACGGGACGGCCGGTGCAGGACTTGCAGTAGTGCGGGATGTCGTCCTCGCGAAGGAACAGGTTTTCGCAGCACGGACAGAGATGCGGCTTGTGCTTGGCCGGGTCGAACTCAAGGTCGACGAACTCCCGTTTGACGCGGTCGTGGACGCAGCAGACGACGGCCACACCGTGAACAGCCATCTGCGCCCCGGCGGTGTTGCTCACCGGCCCCGCTTCTCTCCAGGCGCGGCCGTGGCAGCCTCGATCTCCGGCTCGGTCTCCTCCGCCGACTCGTCGCCACCCTGGCCGTCGTAGGCGCGCGGGCCAGCCCACGGCTTGAACAGGTCCTCGCGGCCCTTCATCGCCGGGTCTTTCGCGTCGACAACCTGGCCGGCGCCGATGTGGGCGCCGATGTCCCCGGCCCAGAACCCTGCGGTCGCCTCGTAGTAGTCGAACTTCTGTTTCCGGGGACGGCCCATCAGGAGCCGCCCTTGTCCTGGATCTGCTGATCCTGGCTGCCCGAGATGAACTGCTGGCCGCCGCCGAGCGAGAGCTTGGCCCGGTTCCCCTGGTTCTTGTTGTAGTCGACGGAAGGCGTCCCGATCTTCGGTCCGGTCGTGGCCGCCGACGGTGGCTTCGATGCCAGTCCGGCCGCCGGAGGGTGCTGGAACGTCGCCTGTGTCTTCGCGACAGCCCCTTTGCCGGTTGACGGGGTCGTCTGCGTCGGTGCCTTCGTCGGTGCGGCCTTGTCGCTCCCGCCGGACGGGTAGTCGGTTGGTGAAGCCACTTGCGACTCCTTTCGTGAAGAGGGGCGGGCATGCGGAAGCCGCCCGCCCCTCTCGCTGGTCAGCTTTCGGTCTAGGTGGTGCCGGTCATCGCAACGAAAGCACTGGCGCTAAGCACCTTGCTTGTGTTGCGCCACCATGCGTATATCCCGCGCTGACCCGTTGGGAGGTTTCCTTGTGATGCCCCGAAGAGAAACGGGATCAGCTCGACCTGCATCCCGATCCTGTCGAGGATGAGGAAGTAGTTGAAGTCGCCGACGATCATGATCTTGGTTGCGTTCACGACCGTTGCCTGCATCGCGGACGCTTCCCAGGCGCCCCGGCCGAGCAGGCTCGCCCCGGTGTTGCCGGGGGTCGGCACCTGCGAGTTGAGCCCCTGCGCCATGTACAGCCAGAGGGCTGCGCCGCCGGCGGTGTCGATGCCGCGGATGATGTTGTAGATCGCCCGGTTCGCGACGAAGCTCTCGTTCGGCCGGAACCGGGGCGGCAGGGCCGCCTCGAGCGCGTACAGGTTCGCGGCCGTCACGGTAAGCCCTGTGGCGGCTGCGGACGTGTTGGTGGTGCCGACCACGAACCCCTGCGGGTGAACGGTCGTGCCGACACCGACCACGAACTCGGAGCCTTCCAGGTCGTCCTTGGCGTCCTGGAACAGCTTCGCGAGCTGTGTTTCCATCGACGCCCAGTCCTCCTGGATCTCGACGGAGAACGGCACGAACGCCTGCGCCTTGTTGACGGTGGCGGTCGGTGCGGCCATCGTCGGTGAGTTGTCCGACGCCGCCGCGGCCTCAGCCGCGTATGCGGCCGTGATCGCGCCGGACGAGATGCCGTTCCACGTGTTCGACCCGCTGATCGTCTCGATCCGTGCCAGAGCACGGGCCGGGTTCACCACACTGTTCGAGGTGGGGATGATCGTCGGGTCGAGGGTGAACGGGACAGCCTGGCCGCCGACGGTGGCACCGAGCCCGAGGGCGCGCTGCTCGTCGGGGGCCAGCGTCATGTGCGGATGGCTGCCACGCATGACGGATGTCATCGCTTTACCGAACGCACGGTGGTAGAGCTTGCTGCCTGTGACGAGGAAGTGCCGTGCCGTCTCCCCGGGGAGTGCTTCCTGGGTGGAACGGATGAGCCGTTCCATGTGGGCGTGGCATTCCTCCTCGTTCACACGGACGGCCTGGTTGTTCTTGCTCACGTTCGGGATGTGTGACTTCTCGATCGCCTGCATCGCCCGGTCGCGGCATTCCTCCCGCAGCTTGTCCGGGTGGCTGAAGTCGGTGCGGAGCGTCGACAGGTCGTAGATGTCGTCGCCGTGAACCGCGCCGGGACGAGCGATCTGCGGGACCGTGAAATCGGTGCCCCGCTCGACGCTGCCGTTGACGGCGAGCTTCTGGATCCGCTCGTTCCGGGCAACCAGTTCCGCACGGAGCTCGACGTTGCGGTCGAACTCCTCGTTCTTCTCGTTCCACGCCTGACGCTCAACGTCGGGCATGGTTTCCCCTGCGTACTGCTCGTCCAGCGACTCGATATCGGCGCGTAGTTCCGACTGTCGCAGGTCGAGGTCTTCGATCGTCATGGCAAGCGCCATGTCGCCACCTCTTTCTTGTCAAGTCCGTACAGGGGTGCGCGGCGCGCGGTTGCCGAGGTGCCAGAGGTGGCGGCGTCGGCGGTGGCGGGTGCGGTGCCGTTCTCGGCGTGGTGGCCTGAGCGGCCGGCGACGGCGGTAGCGGCAGGTGCTTCGGTTGAGGACGCTTCCTCTTCATCGCCCTCGTCTTCGTTCACTTCGACAACGATCAACTCTCCGATGAGTGCCTGAATCGCTTTCATCTTCGGAATGTTGGCTTGGTCGTCGGGTTCGTCCTGTTCGATGATGTACCAGTCGCCCAGTTGGAGCATTTGGGAGAGCGTCGAGATGTCCTGCGTGTCGACTCGCTCGCTCTCTGGGAGGAACTGGATGAGCTGGCGGAGCTTGTCGGGGTCGCGGAGCATCCGCTCGAACAGGAACTCGTCGGTGAGCGACCGGACAGTTGCTGTCGCGCCCTCGTAGGCGGGGAACGTGACCGGGCCGAACTCGCGGACAGCCGCCTCGGTGATCGTGCGTTCGGGCAGCCCGTCCGGGTTGTACGGCGACCGTTTCGCCCGGTCGTTGAAGTCGTCCCGCACCACCTTGAACCGGAACGACGCCCCGTACAGGCCCGCCTTGAGCCCTGGGAGCAGGTCGCGGTTGTAGGACGTGTCGAGGAGCGATACCTCGTAGGCGGCGCCCGTCTCGTCCTCGGTCAGCGAGCGGATGGGGCCGAGTGGCTTGTCGCCGATCTGTGGGTCGCGGCCGTGCTGGAACAGCACCTTCATACCGTCCCGGCCCTCCGCGATCGTCTTCGCGAACGCGCCGGGGGCGACCCGCTCGAGGAACCTGCCCTCGAACACGGAATCCACCTCGGTCCACTCGTTGAAGACCGCGAAGTGGCCTGCCAACGTGGGCATCCCCCCGTCGGCCGCCTCACGGAGCTCGGGGCCGGGCATGAGCGCCCGGTACAGGTTGTCGCGCGGGGGCGGTGTCGTCGTCTTGGTCATTGTTCTCCCTTCGCCGTGAACTGGGCGAGTAGCTTCTCGGCCTCCCGGCGCGACATGGCCGCCCCGTTCGCGCCGGACTTCCCTTCGAGGGCCGCCGGAGGCTGTTTCCCGGCCGGTAGCTGCTTCGACCCGGGCGGGGGCGGCAATTGTTTCGCCCCGGCCGCCGGACCCGGCACACCGGACACGACCGCGCCCTTGCCTTCCGTGACCGCCCCTGCCGGCTGGAGTTGCACCGAGTAGAGGCCGGTGTGGTCGAGTTGCTGCCAGTCCGGCGCGATCGTCGCCACCACCGAATCCGGTTCGTACCCGGCCGCGATCAGCGTGTGGATCGTGGTCGCCTTTACGTTGTCGATCGACGCCTGCTTATCGCTGTCCTCGGACAGGGCGGGGACGTCGCGGTCGTCGTACCAGAGCATCGCGTTCGACGGCACGTTCACGACGGTGGCGAGGCTGCCGGCCGCGTTCCTCCACAACGGACGCATCGTCAGGTCGGTCAACCTGCGCATCGCCAACCCGTAGTTCGAGTAGGTTGCGGCAGCCAATCCTTCGGACAGTCCGACGATCACCGGCGGCACACCCGCGGCAGCCGCGATCCGGGTTTCGCCGGCGCCCTGAACCACCTTGAAGTCGAACTCCTGAAAGTTCGACCCGGCCACGACCGGGTCGGCGCCGGCGGCCAGGAACATGGTTTTGTAGGCGTTCTCGACGCCCTCCTGCCGCTCCCGGAACTTGTCGACCCATCGTGCGAAATCGTCCGGGCTGGTGATGTCGAGTTTGATCACCATGCTCGGCGTGGCTCCGTTGTCGAGGAACTTTTGTTTGTGGCGGGTCATGCCTTTGTCGGCGATGATCTCCTGCACGATCGGAGTCAGCCACGACACACCACGGAACGACGCGATCGGATCGGGGGTCGGCGCGAAATGAGCGACCTGGTCGGTTTGGAGCGGCACCGGCTTGACACCCTTCTTGCGGCCGCCAGGCCAGTACGCGTACCCGATGATGTCGACGTCGAGGTCGCCTTCGAGCACGATTCCTTCCGGGGTTGACTCGAACTCGCCGGAGCTTGTCGGGGTGCCGAGCACGATGTCGACCCAGTCCGGCCGGAGCCGCCGCAACCGTTTGCCCTGCCGGAGCCCGAAGAAGTTGCCGGCCAGGTCGACGTCCTGGATCATTCTCGTGAGCAGGTCGCCGGTGGTGCCGTTCGGCCATGGCGTCTCGAGCAGCCCCAGCTCCGGTGTGCCGAACAGTGCGCCCGGCCTGCCGTTACGCAACTGCCGGAACTGGAACCGGGCCTCCGAGAACAGCAGCATCCGCACGAGCATGCAGGCGAAAACGACCCCGTTTGACTTGTACGCCTGGTTGACGTACCCCTGGAAGTTCTCGCCGATCTGCTCCGACGGCCCGGCGAGCGAAGGGGTCATGCCCGGCAGGTAGCTGACCCCGTTCCACTGGAACATTGAGAGCCAGTCGTTGACGCCGACGGCAGGGAACGAGTCCCGCTCCTCCACTTTCGAGCGGCGGCGAAGGGTGGGCAGGTTCACCTAAGCGAACACCACTAGAGGTTCGTGCGTGGCCGGTGCGTCCAGCCCTGCGGCAGCGGATGTGTGAACCATCGCGGCCGCGTCCAATGCGTCCACCACGCGTTGCCGGGCGAGCACGTCACCGACGGTGCGGCTCATTTTCGGCCGCTCAAACTTTGTGCCGCCACTAGGCAGCGGCTTCGCGACAGCGTTCAGCACATGCGACGTCAACCCAGGGTCGCCGGTGTGTTTCAACCAGCCACGGCCGAGCGCCTCCATGAACCGGGCGTAGTCCAACGCCTGCCACGTCACGCCTTGGCCGCGGTCGACGACCTCGGCACCAAGGTTCTCCTCGATCCACTGGCCGAACTGGGCGTTCGACGTCATATCCATGACCACAACCTCAACAGGGTTCCTGGCGTGGACACAAAGCAGCGCCTCCTCGACCACATGCACGTCGAGGAGATTTCCTGTCTCCCTGGGCGGCTCAAGAATCTTCGCCTCGCCGAGCAGACGGAAGTGCGGGTCACGCACCCACAACGGCACCAACGCGGTCGTGTCGTACTTCAACCCGATATCCAGTCCGAGCCAGACCGACGCACCCTCGGGGATCATGACGTCCGTCCGCGCGGCTGCCCATTCAGCCTCCGTCACCGCCGCCTGCTCAGACCTCGCGGCACGGTTGCCGGTGAACCGCGCCCAATGGCCGGCCGTCATCCCCGGCGTCGCCCGCTTCTGCCGCAAATCGTCGAGCGTGATCCTCGGAGACGGGTTCGCCGCCTTCACCGCCTCCAAATCCTCCAGATCAGCGCCCTCCTCAACCGCCCAGTCATGAAGCACAGCGTTCTCGGCCACCGCCCGCGTGAACGCCCCCGACCGCTCAACCGTCGGCGCCTCCTTCCGAAACCGCTCCCGCTCCACCTCGAACTCGCCACCCACCTCGCCAGCCGTCGAAATCGCCACCAACTGGCCGCCCCGCTTCGGCAACTTCCCGCTCCAGGTCCGGTACAGCGACAAATCCTTGTGACGGTGAAGCTCGTCAAGGATGAACAAACTGGCGATCGCACCATCCCCACCACGATCATCCGCCGCGAACACCTGAATACGAGCGTTCCGCGCGTCAAACCGAATCCGCCGGTAGCCCTCAAGGCACTTGAACTCCCGATCACGCTCCGACGCAAGCACCAACCCAGACGCCTGCCGGTAAATCCACTCAGCCTGATCACGCGTCGACGCAGCCACCGCCACATACCCCGACGCCGTGAACTCAATGTGGTACAGCGCCAACCCGGCGATCAACGTCGTCTTCCCGTTCCCCTCCGGCACAACCAGCCACGAAATCCGGACCCCGGAAAGCACGTCGGCGATAAACGCGCGCTCGAAATCGTCAAGCATCCACGACTCACCCGTGTCCAAAATGTGACGGCCGGCCCACGCCTCAAAGTGCTCCACCGTGAACGGCACCAACCCCGCCGACAGCCTCCTACCCATGAGAGTGAATCTCGTTTCTCTCGCGAAAACT